ACCGGGGGCGGATGGCAAGCAGGAATACCGATGGCACACCGAACGGCATGCCAGGAAAATCAGAAAACAAAAAAGCCCTTTAAAAACAAGGGCTTTTTATAAAAACTGGCGGAGGCGGTGTCCGCCTCCGTAGAACTTCGTCCAACACCAAACAGCACCACAACCCTTTGAAAGCCTTTATATACGGTCTATTTGTACATTCAACTAGCACCATTCAACACCATGCGATAACATGCACTATGTTGGGTAGGTTGTTGGATACAGGAGAATGCACAAATGCCGAAGAAGGCAAAAGAACTCTCGGCCCTCGAAGTTGGCCGACTCAAGACGCCCGGCCTGTTCGCGGTGGGCGGCGTGCCGGGCCTGCAGCTTCAGGTATCGCCGACCGGCGCCCGGACATGGGTGCTGCGCGTCATGGTGGCAGGCAAGCGCCGTGACATGGGCTTAGGCGGCTATCCTGCCGTGCCCCTCGCCCTCGCCCGTGAGAAGGCCCGAGAGGCCCGCGCAAGCATCGAGAACGGTATCGATCCAATCGCACAACGTGCCGCAGCCCGTAGCACCCTGGCAGCATCGCGGGGCGCAGAGATTACATTCGAAGATGCAGCCCGGCAGTTCATTCGAGCCAAGGAGGTTGAATGGAAGAACGCGAAACACGGGCAACAATGGACGAACACGCTTGAGACTTACGCCTTCCCCGTCGTGGGAAAGCTGGCCTGCGGCGATGTTGCCCTGCCTCACGTCCTCAAAATCCTTGAGCCTATTTGGACGACCAAGACCGAAACAGCAACCCGCCTGCGCGGCCGGATTGAATCGGTCTTGGACTGGGCGACCGTCCGGGGATTCCGCAAGGGTGAGAACCCGGCCAGATGGAAAGGCCACCTGGACAAGATCCTGCCGGCCCCCGGCAAGGTGATGAAGGTGGAACACCACGGCGCGGTGTCCGTTGAATCCGTGGGCGCATTCGTTGCGGCCCTTCGCAAGCGCGACGGCATCGCCGCCCGTGCGCTGGAATTTCTGATCCTCACGGCCGCTCGATCTGGGGAGGTGCGCGGGGCGCTATGGTCGGAAATCGACATCGAGGGGCGCGCCTGGACGATCCCGCCGGCGCGGATGAAGGCCAGCAAAGAACACCGGGTTCCGCTGTCAGATGAAGCCGTCCGGCTGCTCAACGCCCTGCCCCGCTTCGCTGGTAACGATTTGGTTTTCCCCTCGCCCCGCGGCCTTGTGCTGTCGGACATGACGCTTACGGCAGTCATGCGCCGGATGAAGCGCGCAGAGGTGCCGCATGGCTTCCGCTCAACGTTCCGGGACTGGGCAGCAGAGCGGACCAGCTACCCGCGCGAGGTGGCAGAAATGGCCCTAGCGCACGCTATCGGCAACGCTGTAGAAGCAGCCTATCGACGCGGCGACCTCTTCGAGAAGCGGGCGCGGATGATGGCCGAATGGGCGAGGTTCTGCGATGCCCCGGCGCCGGCCGGCAACGTGGTTGCGATGAACAAGGGGGCTGCCTGACATGTTCGATATAGACACGCGGACGCGAGGGAACAGCGCCTTCCTGATGCTCCGTGAAGCGGTCAGCGCCCTGCTCTGCTACGAAAATTCGCAATGGGAAGTGCACGGCGGAAGCCGGCCGATTCCAGACGGGCAGGCGGGCGTCAGGCTGATTCAAGCAAAACAGCACCTTTTCTCAGCAATGCTCAACGAGGCCGCGCTTTGCGCCTGGTTTAACGAGAAGCGCCACGAAGAGTTCGGCCCCCCCGCGCCCCTCGCTTTTTTCGAGTGGACGTGGAAGTCCGAGGCCGATGTGAGGGCAACGGTGCGGGCCGTGCTGATGCGGATCGACCGCTACCTCGTTCAGAACCTCGCCGAGCTCCTCGAGGTGAGGCAGGAGAAGGGCCAGAGGGCCGATGAGGCCCTCACGGCGATGCGCGGCGCGCTCGAGATTGGAAACAAGGCCCTTCACGATGGCCGGCAGTCGATGCACCAAACTCGAGACTTTCTTATCGACCTGATTTGGCTGCTTGCAAGTGCATACCAAGCGGGCAAACACGACGACGGGCGCCTTCGGAAGGGCGTCGTGACGGAAGTCCTTCGCACGATGGCCGCCGGACGAGGCTTGACCATCGATGTAGCGAAAAAAATCTGGACGGAAGCCAAGCCCTCGCTTGATGAGCAAATCATCCGAGGCAGCGACGGGGTTGCGCTGAGGATGCGAACTAAGGGCTGGTTTATCGAGTTCGAGCGCATCGACGGGTAGGCGCATCGGGGCGGCAGTCACGGCTACTGCCGCACCGACCATAGCACGACCATGGGCGCTCCACCCCACGGAGCACCAAGTAATGACACACACCGCCACCGAGCACCCCAGCGCCGCCACCAAGGCATACGCCGCGTTCCCCACCGCGCCGGACGACGCAATCGTACGAGTCAACGTCGTTGCGATGCTTTTTGCGTGCAGCGCAAACACTGTTTGGCGGATGGCCCGCGACGGCCGCCTGCCGCCGCCGAAAAGGGTCAGCAGCGGAATCAGCGGATGGCGGGCAGGCGACATCCGCGCCCGCCTCCGTGCCGCGTAGGGGGCCGCCGTGCGCATCCCCGACACCCCCGCCATGGCCGCCGAGCGCCGCGCGGCCGACATGGCCGAAAACGCGATTGACGCGATCGCCGGCGCCAGGAACCAAAGCGAGGCCACCGCGAAGCTGAAGGCGCTGCTGATCCTCGCCAGTGGCATGGACCACGCCACCGCGGCCGGCATTGCGGGCAGCCTTGTCGATCCGATCATGCGCGGCCTGGCGTCCGTGCGGCTGGGGGTGGCGTGATGGCCGCACCCGCAAAAAAAACCAAGCCGCCCCAGCGCCGCGGCCGCCCCGTGTCGCCAGCGGCCCTGCGGTACGAGGCCATCAAGGCGGGATTCCTCGGGCAAGCCCTGACTCCGGCCGAGTACGCCCAAGCCTGCCGCCGAGCCGCGAGGTGGGCAAAAATATGAGCATCAGGATCTATGCGGACGTATGGGACACCTTCCGGGGCACCCCGGATGAAAAGCTGTCCGCCCTCGCTATCGCAGACTGGGCCCATGATGACGGGCTCGTCCTCTGCACGCCCATCGATCTGGCCACGAAGGCGCGCATTGCCCACGGCACAGCCTGCAGTGTCCTTCGTGCCCTGGTTGATCGCGGCTTTCTGGCGCCAGTCACAGGGGCTTGGTATCAGATCCACCTTTCGGCAGGCACGGGCGGCGAGGTACCCCAATGAGCGTGCACTACATCGCGCGGGTCTGGGCCCTGGAAATTCCTTCAACGCCGAAGCTGGTGCTCCTCTCCCTGGCTGACCAGGCGAACGACAAGGGGATTTGTTGGCCAAGCCAGCCGCACATCGCCCGCCGTTGCTCTCTGACGGACAGGGCAGTCCGCGTTCAGCTTGCGTTCCTGGAGGGCGCAAAAGTAATCCGCCGAAATGTACGTGCGGGCGTAGGAACAACCTTCACGCTTACTCTTCCTGATGCGGACGAACCCCGGAACGACGTTCCACCCCGGAACAATATTCCGCTCAGGAACGACATTCCGGCCACCCCGGAACAATATTCCGGGAACCCCGGAACCACGTTCCGCCAAACCGTAAGTAAACGTCAACAACCGTCAGTAGAGGGGAACAAGCCCTTTGTCAGCAGCGCTGCTGCCGACCATTGCCCGCACCAGGAGATCATCGACCTATACCACCAGACCCTGCCGACAGGTCGTCAGGTCCGAATCTGGAACGACACCCGCAAGGCCAAACTCCGGGCACGTTGGAAGGAGGAGCCCAAACGCCAAAACGCCGAATGGTGGGGCAAGTTCTTCAGCTACATCGCCGAATCAGACTTTTTGACCGGCAAGACCGCCAGCACGAACCGGCCGCCGTTCGAGCTCGACCTTGAATGGATCGTCACGCCCGCAAACTTCGTGAAGATAGTAGAAGGCAAGTACCACCGGGAGGCTGCAGCGTGATCGCCCCGGACCTGCGAAACCTGCCGCCGCACTCCATCGAGGCCGAGCAAGGACTGCTTGGCGCCATCCTCACCAACGGCGGCCGGGTGCTCGATCGCATCGAGGGTGCCGTCAGTGCTACCGACCTGTACCGGGACGACCATCGCCGCATCTTCACGGCGGCGAAGGCACTGCACGACGCCGGCAAGCCGGTTGACGTGCTCACGGTAGCCGACGCCCTGACGGCCCGCGGCGAGAGCGAGCAGACCGGCGGTCTTGCCTACCTTGGCGACATCGCCAACGGCGGCTTCACCGCCGCCAACGCCCGCGGCTACGCCGCCACGATCCGCGAGCGTGCCACGCTGCGCGGCCTGCAGCAGGTCGCCGCCGATGCCCTCGCCGCCTGTGCCTGCCCTGCCGGCCGCTCACCGGCCGAGATCGCCGCCGAGGCCGAGGCCGGAATGCTGGCGCTACTCGACCACACCGACACCGACCCTGTACGCCTGCAGGATGCGCTTTGCGACGTGCTGGCGGACGTGGAAGACCGCCGCGAGCGTGGCGGCGAGCTGGCGGGCCTGGCAACCGGATTCGCCCGTCTCGACGAAATGACAGGCGGCCTGGAGCCTGGGCAATTGGTGATCGTCGCCGCTCGACCCAGCGTGGGAAAAACCGTCGCAGGCTGCAATATCGCCGCCCACGCGGCCGCGGCCGGCGTCCCGGTGCTGTTTTTCACCCTCGAAATGGGCCGCCGAGAGATCGCCCAGCGAATCCTTGCTGCCCGATCTGGGGTGTCGGTGCAGGACATGCGCGCCGGCACGGGCGACCCCCACGACTGGGACCGCATGAGCACCGCGGTGGGCGCCTCGATGGCCTGGCCCATGTTCATTGATGACACGCCGGCCGTGTCAGTGGCCTACGTTCGGGCCAAATCCCGGCGCATCCAGCGCGCCCACGGGCTCGGGCTTGTGGTGATTGACTATCTGGGGCTCATGCGCGGAATTGGCGACAACCGAACGCAAGAAGTCGGCAGCATCTCCCGCGGCCTCAAGGCGCTCGCAAAAGAACTGAAGGTGCCAGTGATCGCCCTTGCCCAGATCAACCGCGCGAGCGAAACCCGCCCGAACAAGCAACCGACGCTGTCCGACCTGCGGGACTCGGGTGAAATCGAACAGGATGCCGACATAGTTGCCATGCTCCACCGCGAAAGCGTGAGCCGCGAGGCGCCGGAGTGGGAGGGCTTGGCGCAGATGTTCGTCCGCAAGAACAGGAACGGCCCGACCGGGGAATGCCTGCTCGCCCTCGATGGCCCGCGGATGCGCTTCACCGACTTCGACGGGCCGCACCCGGCCGCGTCCGCGCCAACAAAAACAAGGGCAAAGGGGTTTGAAGCGTGAAAAAAACTTCATCCGGTTTTGTTCGGAAACCGCGCATCGCCACGGCGACAGGGGCACGGGACGATGTGAATCACCCGCCGCTTTTCCCCATCGCATTCGCAATCCGAATTGCACCGCCGGCCGCCTGGCAGAGCACCAAACACCCGAAGAAGGAAAAAACCCGATGACCCCGATCACCGCCACCGCCACCACCCCCGCTACGTCGGGCGCACGCCTGCGCCTTCGACAGCTCGAGCTGGTCAAGACTGTTGGCGCCAGGCTCAAGGCGTCGCGCGAGCTTAATAACCTCAGTCTCTCGGAAGCCGCGCGGAGGCTGGGATACAGCAATCCGAGCAAGCTGTCAAAGGTGGAAAACGCGACCGACACGAACTCGGTCCCTTTGTGGTTGATACGCGATGCCGCCCGCATTTATGACGTTTCAGTCGATTACCTGTTCGGCCTCGCTCAGGATTGGGAAACGGGCGTTCCGCGCGGCATCAGCGGATGGGTGCTCGATGAGTGGGAGTGGCAACGTCGCCGCGACGCCGCGGCTCTGGCAAACCTTGCGGCGCGTGTCGATGCATGCGTAACGCTGATCCCCGCGCTGGCAGCAGATGCGGTGGCCGTCCGGGCTGCGCTGGACCGAATCGCCGAATTTAACCCCGAAAGCTGGCCCGAGATTCGCGCGGCCGGAAGGCTATTCACGGCGATCGAGAGACTTGAGCAGAGCACCGCCGCTGCTTCCATCGCCGA